ACTACAAGAGCGAATATCAGAATTACCACGCCAAGCCGGAGCAGAAAAAACGGAGAGCAGCTCGTAATTCCGCCCGCCGGAAGATGGAGCGGGATGGCAAGGTCTCCAAGGGTGACGGCAAGGACGTGGATCACCGCGATCGCAACCCACAGAACAACAGCCCGTCCAATTTGCGGGTGCAGTCCAAATCGCAGAACCGTTCCCGGAACAGTACGCTGGGCGTGCGACCTGGCGCACGCCGGTCAAAGATCGGAAGGTAAATTATGGCTTTATTGAAACGCAAAAAGAAGGCTGCGGCCAAAAAAAAGGTTGAGCCTAAATTGGAACCCGTAGTGGAGCCAGCAGATGAAACGTCCCCGTCCCCAGAAGAAAAACTCAGTCCAGAAGAAGAGCGCCGGCAAAAACAGCGCGACAAATTTGCGCCCAAGTCTGCCGGCACAGGAACCCGCCGCCTTAAAGGGAAGCTCGTTTAAGATATTAAAGGCCGAGGCGGTCGATCTGGACACTGCCGCCGATCTGGAGATTGGCGACTATGACTTTGGCCATGCCGCGATCTGGCCACTGGTAGATGTAGTCCGGGAATATAGATCGGATATTTCTGTTGACCAGCCGGCGTACTGCCGAGTTGAAGACCGGCCATTAGGCCACGATTGGCATACCGACAAGGGAAGCCGGAACCACATGGATTGGTGCGTGCTGTCGGCACGGGTTCTGCTTAGTCATCCTCGTGAGTTTACCGGTGGTGAGCTGGTGGTGCGGCATGGTGGCGAAGACATCCGCTTTGAGGGCTGGCGCGATCTGGTGGTCTGGGGGCCTGAGTTGGAACACATGGTCAGGCGACACACAGGGGAGCGGCGGGTGCTGCTGATGTTCTTTGCAGCACAATAAGGTCGTCATCCCCTACACGCCGCGGCCACTACAGCGGGAGTTCCACAGCAAGCAGAAAAGATTTTCTGTCGCTGTCTGTCATCGAAGGTTTGGTAAAACCGTGATGGCCATCAATTGGCTCTTGCGGGAGATACTGGTTTCGGGACGGAAGAATGCAGTCGGGGCATATATCGCCCCCACTTACTCCAGCGCCAAAAGAATTAGCTGGACCATGTTGCGGGAGTACGCTGGCAATATTCCAGGCGTTCGTTTTAACGAAGCGGAGCTGCGGTGCGATCTGCCGGACGGGAAAAAAATATACCTACTGGGCGCTGAGTCGCCGGATGCACTCCGGGGCTTGGGACTGTCTGCCGCCGTGATGGACGAATACGCCGACATGAGTGCGCGGCTCTATCCAGAGATTATCCGGCCTGCCCTGTCAGACTTTGGCGATGGTAAGGCACTTTGGATTGGGACGCCACGCGGCGAGAACCAGTTCAAGGAAATTTACGACCACGCCGTCCAGCGGATGAACGAGGGCGACCCGGAATGGTTCGCCATGCTGTTCCCGGCATCGAAGACGGGCGTTCTGTCGCAGAAAGAATTAGATGATGCCCGTGCGATTGTTCAAGACGAAAGCCAGTATCTGCAAGAGTACGAGTGTTCTTGGTCCGCAGCATTGGTTGGAAGTTTTTTCGCGTTCCAACTTGATGAGATCGATAGTAAGGATCAGATCGGGAACGTACCGTGGGAACCCAACCTGGAGGTCATCACTTCTTGGGATTTGGGTATGTCTGATGCGACGGCTATCTGGTTCGCGCAGCAACACCCAAGGTCGGGCGAAGTCAGGATCATAGATTATTACGAGGCTTCTGGAGAGGGCCTGCATCACTACATACGTGAGTTGAAGAACAAACCCTATCAGTATTCGAAGCACTTTTTTCCTTTTGATGTCATGGTACGTGAGCTGGGTTCTGGTTCGTCGCGGTATGAAATGTTGCAGCAGCTCGGGATACGACCATCGATTGTGGCTCGTCTGCCGGTCCAGGACGGCATCGAGGCTGTCAGGTCGCTGATACCAAGGTGCTGGATCGATCGCAGCAATTGTGCCGCCGGCCTCAAGGCGCTGCGTCACTACCACCGGACCATGAACCAGCGCACTGGTGATTGGAACAGCAAACCAAATCACGATTGGTCCAGCCATGCCTGTGACGCCTTCCGGTATCTGGCGGTTGGTTTGCGTGATGGCGACGAAGACGCGGACCTGAGTTACATGGCCCGCACTGGGATGACTGCCGGGGGGCAGCGAGTGATTGACCCTGGCGATGGCTCATTCGGTTGAGATAACGCCGGCGGCTTATGCGTCAGTGGCGCATATTGCTCGTCGGATGAGGGAAGCGGATGCGCTGGAAATCTATCCGCATCTGTTTCGGCCAACGCCGGAAGACTTGGCCATGCACACTTCCCGCAGCGCCAAAGCATATACGGCTCTGTCGGATGGTGAGCCGGTTGCGGCGTGGGGAGCCGGCGAACAGTTTCCCAAAGTCTGGCAGTGCTGGATGTTCGCAACAGACCGTTGGCCCGAGGTGGCGTCAACGGTAACTAAATTTATTCGGCGTGAGTTTTCGCAGGAACTGATCAACTCTGATGCGGTGCGGCTGCACTGCTGGTCTGCTGACGATCACCACGTTGCACATCGATGGCTGGAAGTTCTTGGCTTTATCCGAGAGGCCAGCCTGGAAGACTTTTCACAGGACCGGCAGACGTTTCACTGTTATTCGATCACCCGGTCCCGATTGGAGAAAGAAGGCTATGTGTATATTCAGAGCGCCGACACCCCCGCCGGTTCCGCAGGTGGCTCAATTAGAGAGGCCAGATGACGATCCTCAGGTGCGTGCGGCTGAGAATACGGTGAGAAAACGCGCAGCTAGGCGCAGCAGTAAAACAAAGAATGTTTTAACTTCGCCAATGGGGCTGACTGAAGAAGCAAACATTGCGACTAAATCTTTGTTGGGAATGTAGGAGAGAAATTATGTGTGGTGGTGGTGGCGACGGCGGCGACAGTGCGACGACAACGGAGAACAACGCGACCATTGGCAAGTACACTGCCTCTGGTGTGCGGGGTGGCCGCGGTGACAGGGGTGGCAGAGCGGAAGCCGCGGGGCTGGGTGGAACCGGAGTTGACGACACAGGCAACAGAGGCGAGATTGCAGAGGGGTCAACATTTAATTATGCCACTTCGGCTATGGGGCGCTTCACCGGAGACACCAGGTCTGACCAAGATATTGCAAATGATGTAGCGGTAACAGAAGGCCTTGAGAGAGGTCTGCAAACGGTGCGCGGCGCACGTGGTCAGACCATCAATGTCTCGTCCTATTCCCGCAACCTATCTTCTCCGACACCCGGCAGTTTGTTTGACAGAATGAATAGCGCCCCGACAGTTGGATCAATTCTCGGAAGTGGCATATCGGCTGTTGTTGGAGGGCCAGTAGGTTTTGTAGTTGGTAAGCTAGGTGGCGCTGTTATTGACCAAACCCTAGGCTCTAGGTCGCAAATTCCATTCGATAAATAAATGTGTACCCCAGCGGCTTATGGTCAAAAACAGTCTGGCGGCAAGCGCCTGCCGGCGTCATCGGCTGGCGCACGTTTAGACAAGGCACAGCGAGACGCAGCATCAGCATCTGGCGGCGGTACAAACGGCTCTACAATATTAGCCGGGACGCCACGGAACTCAGGCGTCGATGCCCTGCGTAAGAACACCTATATGGAGGTGTGATGAAACACCTGACCGACACCGACGAAATCTTTCGCCGCTACGAAATGCTGAAGAAAGACCGTGCTAATTGGGAAAGCCATTGGCAGGAGATTTCAGAGCGCATCTTGCCGCGCTCAAGTGAATTTGTTGGTGAGCGGACACCCGGCGACAAGCGCACGGCGGTTATGTATGACGCCACCGGCGCGCTGGCGTTGGAGCGGTTTGCCTCTGCTGTTGAAAGCCTGCTAACGCCGCGTGGCGCTCGGTGGCACACACTGCGGGCGTCGAACCCACTGGTAGACCAAGACGATAACGCACGGCTTTGGTTTGACGCCGTGACAGATGTCGTCTTCCGTTGGCGCTACCGGACCAAGGCTAATTTTTCCAGCCAGATGCATGAAGGCTATATGCAGTTGGGCGCTTTTGGCAATTCTTTGCTGTGGGTAGACGAAGCCCCTACCGGTGGCACCATTTACCGCAATACTCATCTCAGCGACTGCTACTTTGCTGAAGACGAGAACGGATTAATCGACACGGTCTACCGCTGCATTGATGTCGCCGCTCGGCAAGTCATGCGAATGTTCGAAGACGGTGATCTGTCTAACGCTATGAAGCGTAAGGCGGAAAAATCACCCGACGATCGCGTCAAAATACTTCACGTTGTCATGCCGCGCACCGACCGAGACCCGACGCGCCGAGACCGCCGGAATGCGCCGTGGTTTTCAGCGTACTACGAAATTGAGGGCCAGCACAAAATTGAAGAAGGCGGCTTTGACGAGTTCCCTTACATCCCGTCTCGGTATGTAACCGGCCCCCGTGAGGTCTATGGCCGGTCGCCGGCGATGACGGTGCTGCCAGAAATCAAGATGGTCAACGAGATGTCGAAGACCGTCATCCGGGCCGGCCAGAAGGTTGTTGATCCGCCTTTGCTGATTGCTGATGACGGCGTGGTCTTCCCGGTCAACACCAAACCCGGCGGCTCTACTTTTGCCCGGTTGGATGGTCGGACCCAGGCGCCGGTGCAGCCATTGCAGACCGGAGCGCGAGTGGACATTGGCCTCGACATGATGGATCAGCGCCGGCGGGTTATTAATGATGCCTTTCTGGTGACACTGTTCCAGATACTGGTTGAGACGCCGGCGATGACGGCGACAGAAGTTTTGCAGCGCGCCCAGGAAAAAGGTGCGCTTTTAGCTCCTACGGTTGGCCGGCAGCAGAGCGAAACGCTCGGCCCGCTAATTGAACGTGAGCTTGCGATCCTGGGACGGCAGGGTCTATTGCCACCCCTGCCCGACATTTTAGTAGAGGCTGAAGGCGAATACGATATTGAATATGTCTCTCCCCTCTCGCGGGCAATGAAAGCAGAAGAGGGCGTTGGCATTTTGCGGACGCTGGAGATGGTCCAGCCTATTGCAGCGGTTGACCCATCGGTGATGGATAATTTTGACGGCGATACCATCACCCGGTTACTGGCTGACACCAATGGCGCACCAACGAAGATACTGCGGTCCCAGGATGCTATTGCACAAATGCGTGAGCAGCGTCAGCAGCAGCAGGCGATACAGGCCGGCTTGTCTGCGGCACCACAAGCCGCCGACGCCGCACTAAAAGTCGCCCAAATTGCTGATATGGGCCAAAGCTAACAACAGAGAATTTTAAATGTCCCCAACTAATACCGATCGGCACGCTGAGCTGATCCGGGCCTATCAGGATGTATTCATGCACAACGACCAAGGCCGCATGATCCTGAGAGACCTGATGAAGACCAGCGGTTTGTTTAACATCACTGGCGTGCGGGAAGTCGAAGACCTTCAGCATTTGACCGGCGCACAAGACATGGTTCGCCGGATCATCCAGATGCTGAGTTTGGATGACGTGGCGATATTAAATTTTGCAACCAGTTATGAAGGAGAATTTTCTGATGAGTGAAGAAGGGTCCGCCATGGATGCGGGTAACCCGGAAATTGGTTCCGGTGTCCCCGATGGAACAGCAGCCCCCGCCCCGGCAGAGCCGATGGCTAACCAAGGATGGGCTGGCGCTCAATATGATGAGGTTATCCAGGCTAAAGGCTGGTCGAACCCGGATGACGTTCTCCAAAGTTATGTCAATTTGGAAAAAGCCGTCGGAGCCGACAAGGTAGCCTTGCCGGCAGCAGACAGTAATATTTTTGAGTGGGATGGCTGGCAAGCTCTGGGTGTCCCCGATCAGGCCGACGCTTATGCATTGGCTGCGCCGGAAGGAATGGGTGATTACGACCAAACGCTCTCAGACGACATGCGTCAGATATTTCACGATGCGCGGCTGACGCCACAGCAGGCTCAGTTCATCCACGATAAGTATGTGGAGCGGTACGCGCATCAAGCAGATATGTCCACTGCCGACAACCAAGTCCAAATACAGGCTTGGGACCGCGAAATAAGGCAAGAATATGGCAGTGCTTATGAAGAGCGCATTGCCGCAGCTCGAAATGCCGTGCGTGAGTTCGGCGGCGATAACTTGGCCACCCTGATGGATGAGACCGGTTTGGGAAACAACCCGGAGATGATCCGGGCATTTGTTCGCATCGGGATGCAGCTCGGTCAAGGCGGTCAATTCAAGGAAGGCACCCAAGGCGGCTTTGGCATAACGCCGGCGGATGCCCAGGAACAGATTGCAGCGATCCGGGCCAATCCGGCGCTGACCGATAGTTCGCATCCCGAGTACAAGGTGCTGAACGACAAGCTGACAAGATTGTACGAGTTGGCCTATCCGCCAAGTTCGGATGGCTCTCATGTAGTTTCCACGGTCGGATAACCGAAAGGCCCGACTAAGACACCCGGTGAGACGGGCGGCGACGGCTGTAAACGTAGACGGGTCCGGTTTCCGGGCAACCCATCGAAGACACCTTAAACCTTAAACCAAAGCTGAAAGGAGCTGACTCATGTCAACTCAAATCACCACAGCTATGGTGGAACAGTACGCTGGCAATGTTTACCACTTGGCTCAGCAGAAAGGCTCCCGTCTTCGGAACGCCGTTCGTGTTGAGACTGTAGTCGGTAAAAATGCCTTCTTCGAACAGCTCGGTTCTACGGCTGCTCGGAAGCGGACTTCCCGCCACAGCGATACCCCGCAAATGGATACGCCGCACGCTCGTCGGCGCGTTTCCATGGTGGACTACGACTGGGCCGACCTCATTGATAATGAGGATCGCGTTCGCACGTTGATCGACCCCACTGGCCCCTACGCGCAGGCTGCGGCATTTGCTCTCGGACGCGCCATCGATGATGCGATCATCGAGGCGGCTGAC